TTTCGGAAGATGGACTTAGTAAAACTAATAGGGAAATTGTCACATCCGAGCTTATTTATTATTGGATGATCTCGTTAAACATACCTATTAAATTCGAAAAATGGCATTTGAATCGTCTGCTTACTTTAATACGAGTTTGTAATATTAAGAACTCTCCGCCTAAGAAGATGAGCAGAAAAGAGATACTAGCTCGTAATGCTGCTTTGAATGCAGAACGGCGAAAGAAACTAAATACAAAGGGGTGATTCATATGCGAAAAGACGTAGGGTATCGATTAGGACAGTCGCCTATTAATTACTTTTCTGATTTGTTTATCGTTGCGATGGTCGTTATGTGGATTGTGGATAATGTCTATCAGTCTATTATAGCGACTATCGTTACTATCAGTTCAGCTATCCTAAGTAAGGAAACTGGAATGAATTGCTATGACACTTCGATGTGGGCTTCTATTGGTGCTAATGTAGCCATTCCTCTATCATGCGGAGGTGCTATATGGATGATTAAAAATTCCATACAGCATGCTATTAGCAATCGACGAGGCGAACAAGCAAAAGAAGATTTTCCGGCAGTTCATCCTGAATGCGAAAACGAAGAAATCGAGCTAGAGTCTCGAAATGAATTTTAAAGAAGGAGAAAATTCAAAATGGTTAATATTGAAACTTTTATGATTGGTCTTCTTATTACTTCTACTCTTACGGGCCTAGTTACTGAGGCTATCAAGAAGATCGCTACCGAACATAATAAGACCTATCGAGCCAATACCCTTGCGGGCGTTGTATCTATGGTTCTGTCTGGCGCCATCGGCGTTTGTTATAACGTTATTGGCAATGTCGGCTTTACCCAGCAGTCCGTTATTTGTATCGTCGCTCTTGTCTTTATGAGTTGGCTTTGTGCGATGGTTGGTTACGATAAGGTTATCCAGGCTATTAGTCAGTTTAAAACTACCGAAAAGGGTGAGTAATAATGAGCGTTACAGCTAAAGCAGTACTCGATGTTGCGAGAAGTTGGATTGGGTATAGTGAAGCGAATGGTAAGTACAAAGAAATTCTGAAGATCTATAACAATAATACAAGTGGTTATGACATGACTAATTCAGACCCTTGGTGCGATTGCTTTGTATCTGCCGTAGCTATTAAAGCTGGTGCCGTCGACATTATCGGTACTGAAGTAGGTTGTGAGCGTCACATCGCTATCTTCAAGAAGCTTGGTATTTGGATTGAAGATGGTAAGGTCAAGCCTCAAGTAGGCGACATTATTGCGTTTAACTGGGATGATAGCACCCAACCGAACGATGGTTTTGCCGACCATATTGGCTTTGTCGAAGCTATAAACGGTAATACTATTACCTGTATCGAGGGTAATATGAATGATGCTGTTGGCAGACGTAACATATACGCTGGCTGGGGGTACATTCGAGGTTATGCTAGACCCAAGTACGGGGCAAGCTCTAACACAACAACTAATACTACTAAAACGCAGACGGTAGCTACTAAGTCTACTGTTAAATGTACAGTTTCTATCAATCAACTTCAAAATGGAGATAAAGGCAATCAAGTCAAGGCTCTCCAGAAGCTTTTGATCAGCTATGGATATTCTTGCGGTAAATACAAGGATGACGGCGAATTCGGTACAGATACTGAAGCTGCTGTTAAGAAGTATCAGAAAGCTAATAAGCTCGAAGTTGACGGCGTAGTTGGCATAAATACTTGGAATAAACTTCTGGGCATTAAGTAAATGAGTTAAGAGGTGGTTGTATGATAACTTTCAAACACCGGGTTAACTTCTCTAAAACGACTCGTTTTTTAGAGAGAGCCAAAGAGGTCGTCAACCTCGGAGTCCTCGACAAATACGGTCGAGAAGGAGTTGCTGCTCTGGCATCTGCAACCCCTACTGATTCTGGTTTAACGGCTAACTCGTGGTACTACGAAATAGAGCGTGGTAGAGGCTATGCCACGATTACCTATAACAATTCGCATGTTAATAAAGGTGTTTCTATAGCCATCATTTTACAGTACGGACATGGAACCGGAACTGGAGGCTGGGTACAGGGTCGTGATTACATCAATCCTGCTATCCAGCCTATTTTTGATAAAATCGCTAATGATGCATGGGAGGAGGTTACTAAATTATGAGTAGATCAGTAGATGAAAGAATAGTATCGATGCAATTCGATAATCGACAGTTCGAAAGAAATGCCGCTACTAGTATGTCGACTCTTGAGAAACTTAAACAGAGTTTAAACTTTACTGGTGCTTCTAAAGGATTGGAAAATGTAAATTCTGCTGCTAAGAGCGTTAATATGTCTGGTTTAGGCAACGCTGTTGAAACTGTCGCCGCTAAATTCTCAGCTTTACAAGTAATGGGAGTAACCGCCCTTGCTAACATAACGAATTCCGCAGTTAATACGGGTAAGAGAATGATCTCCGCATTAACTATAGATCCTATTAAAACTGGTTTCACTGAGTATGAAACCAAGATGAACGCTATCCAAACAATTATGTCCAATACTGCTAGTAAAGGCACAACTATGGATGACGTTACTAGAGTTATCGGTGAATTGAATACTTATGCGGATAAGACTATTTATAATTTCGCAGAGATGACTCGAAATATCGGTACCTTTACCGCGGCTGGTGTTGGGCTCGAAGAATCTGCTTCTGCAATTCAGGGTATAGCGAACTTAGCGGCTATGTCTGGTTCTAGTTCACAACAGGCATCTACTGCAATGTATCAGCTTTCTCAGGCTATGGCCTCTGGCACAGTTAAGCTCATGGACTGGAACTCGGTCGTTAACGCTGGTATGGGCGGTGAATTATTCCAGAATGCGTTAAAGGAAACTGCTAGAACTCATGGCGTAGCAGTAGATGAAATGATTAAGAAAAACGGTTCTTTTAGAGAATCGTTACAAGAAGGTTGGATAACGACTGATATTCTTACCGAAACTTTGTCTAAAATGACTAAGAGTGGCGCAGCTGAATATTTGTCCAACTTAACCGGCGTCGAACAAGATCAGATAATTGCTGCACAGAAACTTGTTGCAGAAAATAAAAACGGAACAGCGTCTTATGATGAACTTGCTGAGAAACTTGCTGCCACTGGTAAAGTATCTAAAGAGCAGGCTATGGATATTCTTAAGATGGCTGATAATGCTGAAGACGCTGCAACTAAGGTAAAAACATTCACCCAGTTATGGGACACCCTTAAGGAATCCGCACAGTCTGGTTGGTCACAAACTTGGGAAATTCTTATAGGCGACTTCGAAGAAGCAAAAGAGACATTAACCGAGATTTCCAAAGTCATTGGGTCGGTGCTTGAAGCGTCAGCTAAAGCTCGTAACGATCTACTTCAAGGATGGAAGGACGCTGGCGGTCGAGCTGATATAGTCGATTCATTATTTAATGTTTTTAAGGCGATCGGTAGTGTTGTTGCGCCGATAAAAGAAGCATTCAGAGACATATTTCCTCCGATTACAGTTAAGAATCTTAAAGATTTATCTGAAGGTCTTAAAAAGTTCACCGAAAATCTTACGATTAGTTCCGATGTTGCCGACAAAGTAAAACGTATATTTAAGGGCGTATTCTCTATCATTGATATTGGTAGAAAGATTGTGGTAAGCGTAGCTGATGCATTTTTAAAGTTGGCTGGTTCTGACGGTATTGGCGGTCTTTCTAAATTCCTTTTAGATGCTACTGCGTCTCTTGGCGATTTCTTCACCTCTCTTAATGATGGTTTTGATGCCAGTGGATTATCTGGTTTTATGTCGACTTTAGTCGATTTGATATCCGATTTGATAGAAGGCACCCTCGGTCCGATTGAGAGTTTTGGCGATGCGATTGCGGCCATTGGCGGAGTTATTAAAAATGTTGCCAAATGGATATGGGATACGGTTAAACCCGTATTCGAATGGATTAGGGATAACGTTTCCGCTGGCGATATTTTTGCAGGTCTCGCTGGCGGTGGTGTATTTGTAGCTGCTAAGAAAATAACAGGTTTCCTCGATAAGATTATTGAAGCTATTAAAGGACTTTTCGGCGGAAAAGACGACGGTCCTAGCATTAAAGAGAAGTTGGCCGATCTTTTAGATGGTGTTAAAGACACACTTAATGCGTTTTCTACCGGTATAAAGATAGGATCTATATTAGCTATTTCTATTGCTGTTGGTATTCTGTCTGCTGCACTTAAGTCCATTTCAGAAATCGATGTTGGGGCAGCTATTAAATCTTTAACCGTTATAGGGGCTATGATGGGTATGCTGACATTAACAATGTCGACCATGACTAAGACATTGAATAAATTTGAGCCTAAAGGTCTCGGTAAAGCGGCATTCTCGTTGATATTAGTATCCACTGCAATTCTTATTTTATCATCTGCTATGGAGAAAATAGCTCAGTTATCTTTTAAAGAAATAGTTAAAGGTCTTATCGGTGTTGGTGGCGGTTTAATAATCCTTTCCGCCGGTCTTAAAATCATAGGTGAGACTAAAATCCCATTAAGTACTAGTATCGCGATGATAGCGTTAGCTAAGGCTTGTGAGATGCTCGGCGAAGCTATGCAAAAGTTTGCAACATTGACCTGGGAACAAATAGCTCGTGGTCTGTCCGCTATGGGCGGGGCTTTATTAGAGTTGACTGGCGTTATGGCTGTATTGCAGAAATTTGGAGGCTTTAAGTCTTTACTTAGTAGTATAGGTATATTTGTCGTAGTTCAATCTCTTGATGACTTGGCCGCAGCTCTTAAAAGTTTCGGCGAAATGCAATGGGATGAAATCGGTCGTGGCTTAGCTGCCATGGGTGGTACCCTTGGCGAATTAGCTATTACGTTAGGCGGTCTCGGAACATTGGCTGGATTTTCTAGTATATTCGCGTCTGGCGCGATATCTATAGTTATAACTAGTTTGGACGAACTTGCTATCGCATTAAAAAGTTTCGGCGAAATGCAATGGGATGAAATAACTCGTGGTTTAGCAGCTATGGGTGGAGCTTTACTTGAAGTAAGCGGTTTTACAGGTGCTTTAGGTAAAATTTCTGGATTTTCGTCTATATTTGGAGCTGGCGCGATAGCTATAGTTATATCTAGTTTGGATGAACTCGCTAACGATCTTGTTAAATTTGGAGCAATGCAATGGGACGAAATAGGTAGAGGTTTAGTAGCCATGGGCGGAGCTTTACTTGAAGTAGCTGCTGTTAGCGGTGCTCTCGGTTATCTTACTGGTATAGCTGGAATATTTGGCGCTGGTGCTATTTGGCTCGCAGTTCAGGGTTTAAACGAACTCGCTATAAGTTTCCAGAAATTTGGTTCTATGACTTGGGATGAAATCGGTCGTGGCTTAGCTGCTATGGGTGGAGCTTTACTTGAAGTAGCTGTTATATCTGGTGCGCTTGGCTGGGTCGGCGGATTAGCCGGCTTGGTTGGCGCCGGCACGTTGCTACTTGCGATTCAAGGTCTTGACGATTTAGCCGCAGCCCTTGAAAAGTTTGGCTCTATGTCCTGGCCTGAAATCGAACGCGGTTTAGAGGCTATGAGCAGGGCTATGGGCGAAGTGGCCCTTGGCGGTCTTGCTAATACCTTCTCTGGTATAGGCGCTGCCGCTATTGGCGAAATCGTAGAACCTCTTGCTAATTTAGCAGATTCCGTTAAGAAATGGTCTGATGTTACGGTCCCTGAATCTCTTGGTAGTCAGCTAAAGACATTAGCAGAAGGTGTAAAGGCATTCACCTTTGGTGGTATGGGCGCTGGTGCATTAGCTGAAGTAGCTCCCGCATTAGGTATGTTAGCTGATGGCGTAAATAAATGGAAAGACGTAACGATCCCCGAAGGTCTCCCTGATAAATT